GAGTTATGGTTAAGACTTGGAGTTAGTAGGCCTATGACTCGTCCATAGCTGCTCGTAATTGTGTCCTCTACCATCCACTTACGCATATTTTGCGGATAGGTTGCGACGTTACCAAAAGCGTAATCGACGGCGCTAGGTTGCGTATCCTCATACTCACGGTAAGCCTCAGCTCTTACGAGGATCGTGCCCTTCTCAATATCAAAACTTTCGATATAAGCGACTAATCTACCGCTAGGGAATTCTGACCGAAACCTTTTAATGCGAGCGTTTACGTCCTCGTAGTTATCTAAAAACCCCATTAGATTAGCTCGCTATCTCTAAGAGCTTTAGCAATAGCACGGCCACGTACAAAGCCCTCACCGTGTCCATGCTTAAAGCCGATCGAGTATCCAATTACCATAAACATAAAGCCCATACCGCAGGCTGCCAAACCAATCAATATATCTAAACTATTCATTACTTAGCCCTTTGTTAAGGCCGATTAAGCTACTAACCGAGTAGCCCTCTCAGCGTTTGTAGTATCAGTATGAGGGCAAAAAGTCAGAATTAAAAGCCTATACGCTTTTGGCGTGTCGCTACTTAGCGAGTCTGTCCTCTAGCAATATCTCGTAGATACGGTCTACGCGCTGCTCGATACGCTCAACGCGCCCGGCTAGATTATGACCGCCGTTATTATCGTGCTTGAGCTCTGATAAATAATACTTAACTAGATGGCGGACGAGCCCAGCTCCTAGCCCCAAAATAGTAAAACTCCCGAGAGCTATACCAACTACGAGCTGAGCTCTTTCCATTACTTAGACCCTACGCCTAGTTGCTTTTCGCTAGGTTGCAGCGCCTTAAGTAGTGGCCCGATTAGCCCGGCGATAAACGCGTTAGCTAATACTTTTGGGTCTGTAATGCCGGACATATACAAAGCCGCTACGGATGCGAGGGATGCTCGCGCGTATGATTTTGCCGCCGCTATTGCTTGCTCTTTCATTTGTTGCTCCTAAGTGCCCTTTAGTTAGTTTGTCTTAATACGTATAAAGTGGCCGTACCCGTAGAGGTAATCGCGTATAAATCTTGATGATCTCCCACTAATAAAGAAAGTTTATCGCCGTTATCCAAGCGGTAGCCATTAGCTGCCGTTAGATCCGCGCCTCCTATGTAAAGAACGCCGCTAGCTGAGTGCAGATATACACTTTGATCTCCAATTTCTTGCGGCACTACTATCGCTTTTGTTGTAGTTACTGTTTCTACGGATGATCTAGGCATTTTCTAATCCTAACTTAGTAATGAGCTCTTTAGCTTTAACCGGTGTAACTGTTACCTCAAAGTGCATATCGTCCGGCCTGCTCTTAAAATCGCCGCCCCATTTAAGCCCGTATTTTTTAGCTAGTGCTCGGATCATCGGCACCTTTTCAGCCGGGAAAGTGTCGTATTTGCCTAGTGGATGCTTAGTAGCATTTAGATCGATAGCGGTACCGGATGAGTGGCACGATAATTTTGTAGGATTACCTCGCACCATGCGATAGGCGTAGGCCCAATCGTCAAACGTGCCCTCATCGATCGGCTCGATTAGCTCGTGAAACTCCGCAGCAAAGGCGGCCAAGAGAGGCCCAACACTCTCGGCGCACCTTAGCTTACGATCCGTACCCTTTACAGGATAGGACTTTATTTTTATCTCGGCCGGATCCTTAGAGGCCGGGTAGCCGTTGTAGCTAGTCTCCATTAGCCAAGAGATGCAATCTCATCATGGGTAAGTCCTAGCTTGGCGTATACGGCTTGGCGCTTGGCCTCTTTATCGGCTATCGCTTTATCGTAAATTGCCTTTTCTGCGGCATCTTTAGCTACATCTTTATTATAAGCATCGATTTCCTCGGCGGTCATGTCACGATCTACGCCATTATCGCTAATTCTTAGTATCATTATTTACCCAATCCGTAAATCGTATAGCGGCCAGTAATTGCACCATTACCCACATATAAGCGGATACCGGTAAATTGTGTTGTATCAGTTTGGAAACCGTACATTTGTGTAATTTTTGGAGACGTGTAACCGCCACTTGGTACTACGGAGTCACTCTGAAAGTTTGTAACCTCAGCTTTGTTAGGACTAAATAAATTTAATCTCATAGATCCGTAAAAACTACCGTTAATTGCATGAGCAACGTAAGGTTGAGTAACGTAGCTTGTACCGATACTTGTACCTAAAGCCTCTGAGACTTGATCGTTATAGTTAGTAGTCGTATTTGTGCCGCCTGCTCGTAAATTCATAAGCAAAAGACTTGTAGAGGATGAGGTCCAATACATCTCGATTAAGTAATCGGAGTATGTGCTAGAAAATACGCTATCGGCAATAATTTCGGTAACGCTTGTGAAACTAGTTTCGGACTTAACTACTGTTAAAGCCCCGGTACTTGGTGTTGCCCACTTTAATCCCGTCGCTTCGGCTGAGTCTGCCGTTAAAACGGTGTTATTCGCGCCCACCGCTAAACGTGCAAAAGTATCGGCACCTGTCCCGGGTACGAGATCACCTTTAGCATCGATAGCCGTGGCCATTGAGTTAGTAACCGTTACGGTACCGCTAGTACCTCCGCCGCTAATACCTACACCTGCGGTAACTCCCTCGATATCACCGGTTGCCCCTGAGGCTACCCACGCTGCACCGTCGTAATACCATAAAGAATTATTATCTTTTGTAAATGCAAACTGACCCTCAGCCGGTGCGGTAATAGCCGCATCTCGAGCCGTCGCGTTTGTAAATACGTTAATACCCTGCATGAGGTAGCCGTTTACATCGCCGGCCGTAAGTACCTCACCGGTTGTAAAAGTCTTAAAACCTAGACCAGCTGCCATCATTTCCTCCTAGTAAGCAAGCACGGAGGTATCGAGCACTCCATATAGTGATGAGTCTAATATAAAGCCGTCGATAATCGGCTCTAGTGTTGTAAATGTCGTTTTCCATGAGTTAGGCGTAACGCGGTGTACTACGCCAAACACTTGTAAAGTTTGTTGTAGGGTCGAGTTACCAGGTTGATTAGTCGTAACCTCTACCGGGTCAAAAAAATCTAGGCTAAGAGCTGCAAGGATGCCATCGTTATAATCGTCCATATATAGATCAAGCTCGACCGCATCGCATCGAGTTTGCGTATCTTTACGGCTTGCTACATAGGCTCGGGCATAATCGAGCGCGGCTTGGTCTGTATCCATGACTAAATTAGTTTGGTTATATGAGTGCACAAAGTACTCATCGATAGAGTCCTGATCCTGCGCGATCTGAGCCGTACCGCCTATCTTTGTAATAGAGGCGGAGTTATAAACCTGAGTATCGTCTAAGCGCCATATAGCGTTAAAATAATTGATATCGGTACCGTCGTCATTAAATCGAGTTACCGGGAAAGCCTGAGACTCGATACAAAAAGCGCGATCGTGCAGCTCTACGGATCCTCGAGCATTGATATACAAAGCGCCGTACTCGGAGATGGTCGCCGTTTGTAGCGCGGCTAGAGCGGTGCGAGGGTTGCCCGGGTCTGCCTGAAACACCGTATCGCCGTACTGAATTTCGCGCATCGATGGAGGCCAAGCGATCTCGTCGAGGATAGCGTTTACACGCTCGCCCGGTAGGTCGCCTGCCGCAGCTAGTGTCACAGTACTAATCTGAGAATTTTGGAAAAGTCTAAAAGCATCTACGGCGGTGATAGTTGTATAAACTACATCGGTAGCCATTTTAGGCGTAGTAGTTGTATAGCTAGTAATAAAGCCGCTAAACATTGGATACTCGACACCTGCGTATGTGCCGGTGATCTGTACTTTACGTAGGGGAGTCAGTAAGCCGTAGTAGGGGCCTGCCGCATTTTGAGGATTAAAGTCGCCATTTTGATCGACGATACGCAGAGTTAGAGTACCTGTTTGGAATACGTCTGCCTGCGCGTTACGGCCTCTCATAGTAGTAACGCCGTCTACTTGATTAGATACGTCTACGATCAAAGCCTCAGAGTCTGCAAGGATGTTAGTCCCTAAAATTCCTGTACCGAGGATCATCGATTGAGC